GTGCAAACGCTCTTACGGCAAATAACGCAGGTGCTCCAATTGCAGATATTGTTTGGGACGAAGTTTTGACGGGCGCGACGCACAACGTCGCATCCTCAGCCGGGCGACGATTGCGGCAGCTTGCTAGCGTGATTGTTCGGGCCGGGACAGCACAGGGGTCAGGAACGGGAAATAATCAGATCCAGCTTGATGCCGGGGCAAGTTCGACTAACGGCGAGTACGATCCTGGATTGATATTTATCGAGACTGGAACAGGAGCGGGTCAGGCTCGGCTCATTTTGCAATACAACGGCTCGACGAAGGTCGCAACAGTTGATCGAGACTGGCGAATCAATCCAGACAATACAAGCGAGTTCGTTATCCTTGCCGACGCTGGCCGAAACAGCGTTAATGAGGGACTAGCCCAAGGCGGGTCGACGACCACGATCACGCTCAACGCAAGCGCGTCAGCAACTGACGATGCCTATAATGGGCAGCTAGTGTTTATCCGCAGCGGAACGGGCCAGGATCAGGTTGGGCTCGTTGAGGATTATGTCGGCTCCACTAAGGTCGCAACGATCCGTACGCGATCGGCAACGGGTCAATGGGAAACTGTGCCTGACACAACCTCGGCATACATGATGATCCCGAACCTGACGTTTACATTGAGTGAAATATCTGGAGCGGTTGCGAGTACACAAGCCCTAAGCAGGCTCGATAGCATGATCGAGAGCGATGGTGCGGGGCAATTCCGATTCGATACCATCGCTTTGGAGAACGCTCCAGCGGGTGGTGGCGGTGGCGGGACGGACTGGACAGCCAACGAGCGGACAGCGATCAGGTCGATTCTTGGAATACCAACGAGCGGAACTACTCCGGCAGATCCAACGGTTGGAATACTCGATGAGATTCGGGATAAGACGGCATTGATAACCAGCGGCAGCGTTCAAACGTCAATACCAGTCACAGCACAAGGCCAGATCACAGGGCCTTTGTATATCGGCGACGATTACCTAACGGCTAACGGCAGGTCTTTCGATTGGATTATGGCCCTGCCTACAGGCTTCGTAGCGACTACGGCGACTTGCAAATTCGGAATGGCGTACGAGGACGAGACTGGGGTATCTACATTCAACGTATCGGGCACAGTAACCGATGTTGGATCGGGCAACGTAAGGCTTCGATTCGAGCTACCCAGGGCCACTACAGGCACGCTCAAGGCAGGCTTCCATAGATGGTCTACTGAGATCGTTTCAGCGGCAGGCGTTAAGGTAACAGCGGTTGCTTATGCGGATCGGAAGCTGGTTGAATGGCGGGAGAAGCAGACATGATGCCCCCCTATGCTTTGGGTCCTTCCGAAAAGATGCTTTTGCGATGCGGGGTCAATCATCGCAGGATTTTAGAAGAAAGTTAGTCTGTTAGTCGAAGTTTCAACGGGGTAGGGGGCGTTTTGGTTGGAGATCAAAACAAAACAGGATATTGGTCTTGTGAGCAAAGCAGTTCGAGAGAGGTGGAATGTTGATCGAGAAGCTATCAAGGCGGCTCTTATGGTTTGCTTGCAGGATCCAGACTTGGCTCCCAAGGCGGCTAAGATTCTTCTCGATGCAGACGCTCTCGATGAAAGACGAGATGCGGCGGAGGAACGAAAGGCTATCAAGGAAAATGAACAGCGGCTCCGACTTCTTGACATCGCTAAGTCTGTCCCAGTTGCAGAACTTGCTAAGCTTGCATCCGAAAACGGCATCATCGGCGGACCCGGTCAAGGGTGACGAGCGGATTAGACAGCGGGAATTGATGGCTCGAAAGCGATCGGCCCAGCGAGACATCTCAATACCGTTGCCAAAGGATCCAAAGCGTCGAGCCTACGCCGAGCAGGACCCCAAGCTTTGGCTGTCCACTTACTTCGCCGATCAGTTTTCCGAGTCTTGGACTGCCGACCGAGAGGCGATGCTTCACTCGATCATTGACGCAGCCAAGTACGGCGGGGACCAAGCGATTGCAGGGCCACGGGGTGAGGGCAAGACGACCATCGCAACTAGGGCGGCTCTTTACCTTATGGTGCGTGGCCTATCGACGTTTCCCGTCGTTATCGGCAAGAGCCAAGGCAAGGCCCAGTTGGAGCTCAAAGATATCAAAACACAATTGCAACAGAATGAGCTATTTATTGCCGACTACCCTGAGATCGGAATCCCGATGCAGGCAGTCGGAGGTTGGTCTAGTCGCGGAAATATGCAGACCGTTGGCGGCGTGAATACCAATATCGAGATTGCGCCAGACCATCTCGCCTTCCCGACAATAGAGCGATGGCAGCTTCCCGGATGGCCTGAGGACATCGAGCCAGCATCCAAGGGTCAGGTGTTCTATTGCCTTGGGATCGATGGGCCGGTACGCGGAACCAAGTTCAGATCGCGGCGTCCGACGCTTGCGATCATCGACGACATTGAGGACAGGGAAGCGGCGGCTAGCGATGTTTTGATCGAGAAGAATCAAGAAATCATCGACCAGGACATCGGCGGTTTGGGTGCGTCGGCGGAGCGGATCCCGCGTGCGATGCTTTGCACAATCCAGAACAGGAAATGCATTGCGTACCGATTCACGGACCCTAAGCAGGCTCCATCGTGGAAGGGCAAGCGATACCGAAAGATGATTCGCAGGCCGGACCGAATGGACCTAGTCGAGCAATACTTGGACCTTCGCAGGGGCAGGGCGTCCGACGATCCAGATGCTAGGGTGGCTTTCGCATTTTGGCGAGATAATCAAGCGACGATCGAAGCAGGGTGTATCGTTTCCAATCCGCACAGTTACAGCAAGAAGCAGCACGCTGACGGCGAAGCGATGGAGCTCTCCTCGATTCAGTCTTATTTTAATCGGGTCGCTGACCTTGGCGAAAAGGCAGTTGCTACCGAGATCGACAACGATCCTCCTGAGTCGGCAGGTCCGATCGGCCAAGGGCTAACGGCTGAGATTGTAGCGTCGAGGATCAGCGGTTTGGCTCGAAGGCAACTACCGGCCAACACAACAGCATTGACGGCGGCTATCGACTTGGGCAAGTATCGTTGCCATTGGGTGGTCACGGCTTGGTGGCATGGGGCAGGCGGCGTTGTGGTGGACTATGGCGTTGCCGAGGTCTACGGCACGGACAAGTCGATGGACAGCGAAGCATCGGAGCCAGCAATCTATAAGGCTTTGCTAGCGTGGCGAGATGAGTTGCTTGTCAAGAAGTTCGTTGACGGGACCGGGACGCAAAGACAGGTTGATTTTTGCTTGGTCGATTCGGGCAACTTCACCAATGCAGCCTATCAATTCTGTCGAGAGGTCGGAGGTATCTTCCATCCATCGAAGGGCTACAGTCCCTACAGGCAAAAGCGGGAAAGCAACGCCAACATTATCGCGGGTGCGAACATGCACGCTAGCAAGCAATCAGCAAGCGGCGTTTGGCTTTACGAGTTGGACACCGACTATTGGAAGCAGTTTGTCCATGAGCGATTCTTGACGCCGACGTTCGACGAAAACAACATGCTTCGACGCGGGTCGCTATCGCTTTACAACCTTGAAGGAAATCAGAAACACGGATCGTTTGCCCAGCATATCGCAGCAGAGGAACTTGTCTCGGAGTTCAAAGAGGGGAAGGGCTCGAAGCAATACTGGTGCGTCCGAAACGATAACAATCACTGGCTCGATGCAACATACATGGCAGCGGCGGCTGGTGAGGCTTGCGGCGTTAAACTGATTGCCCCATCGGAGATCGAGGTCGAAGCAAGGCAAGTTCAAGACAAGCCAAAAGAGAATAAGCCTGTACAATCTAGGCATCAACACGGGCGAAAGTGGAGTCGTCCGGGTGGCTGGGTTCCAAAGAGGAGAGGGTAGATGAGCAAGAAGCAGAGAAGCAAACCAGCGGTGGCAGTATTGGCCGATCCGATTGCAAACTACGTTCGAGAGGTCAAGCAAGAGCGATCCGATGCGTTGATAGCGTCGATACCCACTCCCGGCGAGATTCACTCAGAGCCAAGCGGCAGCGGGCCTCCATCGTCAATCGGTTTGACTTACGATCCTTGGACCGACGAAGTTTCCAGGGTGGTCGTCACAGACGAATCCGGCAAGGTAACTAAGGACTACAAGCCCATCCCTCGCGAAGACGAAGCGAGGCCATGTTCGCTTTGCGAATCGAGACGGCCAGCGGGCAAGAGTTATAGCCGGGTCTATTGCACGAAGCAACAGGTTCGATACTGCAAATGCCACTACTGCGGGCACACATGGAGCCAAGAGCGTAAATAATTCGCCCTAGTGTACTAATGGATTAGTACAGGCGGATTCACACAGGCGTCTTGCTATGCAATCTTAGGTGCATGGCATCAGCGGCTAGTCTGTTGGCACAAATTGACGCAGCGATTGAGGCACTGCTTACAGGTGGTGCGTCGCAGTATTCTATTGGCAATCGGTCGGTAACTAAACTTGACCTCGCAACGCTCATGCAAGAGCGAAAAGCGTTGCTTCATCAGGTCCAGCGAGAGTCCGGATCGGGCGGAATTTCCCTTGGCAGATTGTCGAGGCATCGCCGATGAACCTACTGGACAGGATTGTATCAGCGATCAGCCCAACGGCGGGACTTAGGCGGGTTCAGGCTCGCAAGGCTCTTGAGCTGGTCAAGCGATCCTACCAAGGGGCAGAGCCTTCGAGGGTATCGAGCAATCGAGCTCCAAAGAATCAACCGGCTGACCAAGAGTTACTTGGACCATTCGGAGCGGATCGCCTTCGGGCGTGGGGGCGCGATTTGGTTCGCAATAACGCCTACGCTTGGGGCGTTGTCGATACGATCGTTTCTTCGGTAGTTGGATGCGGCATCAAGGCTCAATCGATCGCTGAGAATATCAACGGCGAAGACCTTGAGGACATCAACGACGCCCGCGATAAAGTTTGGTCAGAATGGGCCGAGGTTTGCGACATCAACGGCCAACTGACGTTCGACGAGATCCAAGCATTAGCACAGCGGGAAATTGTCGAGGCTGGAGAAGTCTTGGTTCGCTTGGTCAGGTTGCCCGGGAAGACTTACCGCGGCATCTATCGGCCAGTTCCGTTAGCCTTGGAGATCATCGAGGCTGACCGGCTAGCGGCTGATTACGACACTTATCAGACCGGCATCAATCGCGAAGAGGGCAAAAAGATCGTTCGCGGTGTCGAGCTAGACGACCTTGGAAGGCCCATCGCCTATCTGATCTATAAAGACCATCCAAACGCCCCTTACGCGGTATCTCGCACTCCTGAGCGTATTCCAGCAAGCGAGGTGCTTCACCTGTTTCGCCAGGATCGAGTAGGTCAAACGCGCGGTGTTTCGTGGTTCGCTCCGGCTCTGAGTTGGATTCGCGATCTTGGAACTTACGTCGACAACGAACTAGCAGCATCAGCGGTTGCAGCATGTTTCGGCGTTGCGATCAAGACCGAAACGCCTTTAGGTAATTTGGCGGATCCAGACGGTCGAGACGGAACTGATACCGCAGGCAATCGCGAAAGATACCTTGAGCCAGCGATGATCCTTCAGCTCAATCCCAATGAGTCGATCGAGGGCATCAATCCGAATCGTCCCAATACCGCTTCGGAGGCTTGGATTCGCTTGATCCTTCGCGGGATCGCTGTAGGGACTGGGCTATCGTATGAGACCGTGGCAAGGGACTACAGCAGCACTTCGTACTCGTCGAGCCGTACTAGCCAACTGGAAGACCGAAGGCGTTTTCGCTGTTGGCAACAATACTTGATCCATCATCTTTGCCAGCCAGTTTGGGACACCTTTTGCGATCAGGCAGCGTTTTCCTCCCTCCCGGCGTTCCCCTCCTCCGCCGAACTGCTGTCTGATCGCAGAGGCTCATGCCCAGTTGAGTTTCTCACGCCTGATTGGGAATGGGTCGATCCACAGACCGAACAAGCAACGGCTGAAATGGCACTTAAATCTTACACCGACACCTACGCCAACGTCCTTGGCTCTAGGGGTAAGTCTTTCCGATCGGTCTTCTATCAGAGAGCGAAAGAAGATCGATTGCGGAAGCGTCTTGGTTTGCTGACTCCAGAGGAGCGGCAACTTGACATTTC